TCCAATTCAAATACAGGAAATTAAAAAGATTGCTCCTTGGGTTAATGTAGTTTATCTTCAACACGATTTAACGAATAAAGAAAATGTGAGGCATACTGAATGAGAAAAATTATTGGAGTTGTGGGTGAACCGGGGACTGGTAAAACTACGTTATTTCGTAAGTTTATTGAACAACATAAGTGGGAAAATGTAGAACCAGTTAAATTAGTATCCTCAATGTATTGTAAAGATACAAATACCTATATTTTAGGAAAATACGAAGAAAATGAGGTTTTTGCTGGAACGGATAGATTATCGATGGCCGTTCAACCCCAAGTTATTGATTTCATTAGTAATTCTGATGGCAATATTCTCTTCGAGGGCGATAGATTAACAAATATGAAGTTTTTTGACTTTTTGGTAGGTTTACCCGAAACTGACGTAAAAATCGTTGTTTTAACGGTTCCTCAGGAAGTTATGAATGAACGATATAAAGATAGAGGCAGCGATCAATCTGATACTTTCTTAAAAGGTAGGAAAACTAAGATTAATAATATTCGCGGTAATTTTGAATATATGGATTATATTGAAGTTTTTGAAAATAAAAATATTGACGATCAAGAAAAAATACTCAATTGTCTTAATGAGTTTTTGACGTAAATTGTATAAATAGATATAGGTCGCGGGATTGCCGTCCCCACCTATTCTAATACTATACAGGAGTATCAGCTATGGATATTTATAATCAATTTACAAATGTAGTTTTTGATTCCAGGGGAAATATTTCTCCGGTCAAATTTAGAAAAGAATATTTTATTAAGCAAAACAAACAACCTCTTTGGGATTGGTTCGAGGAACAACAACAAATTTTTGAAGGATACTCAAATAGAGAAATTCTGTTATTAATATCTAATGGGTATACTATTTCTCCGAAGTGTATTGTTTGCGGAAATACTGCAAAAATCCAAGTTTATTCCGGGAAATCTAATTTTAGTGTTGATTATTGTTCATTAGAATGTTCACATAAATCAAATAAAAGAAAAATAAAAATTTCAGAAACTAAAAAGAATTATACCAAAGAACGTTTGGATGAAATAGAAGAAAAACGAAAAAGAACTAATCTTGAGAAATATGGTGTTGAATATCAATCTAAACGACAAGAAGTAAAAGAAATAATTTCGGAAAAATTATCAAAACACCAAATCGGCGCCAAAAGAAACAATCTTTTAGACAGAGATTGGTTAAATGAAGAATATAACGTAAAGAAAAGAACCGCCCTGGATATTGCAGATGAAGTAGAAGTTTATTATGGTACTGTAATAGAATATTGTAAAAAACACGGTTTTAAAATTAGAAGGTCTTCTAATAATTCTTTACCACAAAAGAAAATATATGAATTTATTTGTTCCATTTATGATGGAGAAGTATTATACAACGATTGGGATATTTTAGGTAATTTAGAATTAGATATCTATATTCCTGAATTGAAGATTGCCATTGAGCATAATGGATTACCAAGCCATTCAGCAAATCCTGATACTAAGAAAAACAAAACTAGACATTTAGAAAAAACCAAAAGATGCGAAGAACTTGGGATTAATCTATTACATATTAGAGGGGATCAATGGATTAACAAAAAAAATATTGTGAAATCTATGATACAAAATAAACTAGGTCTAACTAATAATAAAATTTACGCCAGAAAATGTGAAATAAAACCCCTCTCTATAAAAGAAGCTAGGGATTTTTTTAATGAAACGCATATACAAGGTTATTGTGGTTCATCAATAAAACTTGGTTTGTTTTATAATGGCGAATTAGTATCTGCAATTTTATGTTCTAAACCAAGGTATAATCGTCAATATGTTTGGGAATTAATTAGATTTTCTAACAAATTAAATACATCTGTTATTGGAGGGTTTTCAAAATTGTTAAAACATTTTAGAAAAAACCATCAAGGTAGAATGATCAGTTATTGTGATCGTAGTAGAAGTCAAGGAAATGTGTATAGAAAAAATGGGTTTTCGTTAATCTTAGAAAGCGAATCCGGATATTACTGGACCGATAATCATACGGTTTATCATAGAACGAATTTCCAGAAACATAAATTGGAAAATAAATTAAAAAGTTTTGATCCGTTATTAACCGAAAAAATAAATATGTTTAATAACGGCTACCGGATAATTTATGATTGCGGCGAATTAGTATTTGGAATGGAATAAAAAAGGGAGCCGAAGCTCCCTTTATATTAAATGTAACAGTAAAATTACATTAAGTTCTTAACAGTGAAAATTCTATAATAAACATTCTTTCGAGCATTTAGAACACCACTTCCAACGTCAGTTCCTTCTGCGAATGGGTTTGCAACCATTCCGTAACGAGTCTTGAAGCCAATCTTAGGTTGGAAAGTACCTGGATCAACTGCACGAACCATTTGTAGAGGAACGTATGGGCAGTAGAATAGACCAGCGTCATAAGGAGAAGTACCCTTATAACCAACAGTTACTAGTTCAGTACCAGCAGACATACCGCCGAAGTAAGGATCGATATAGACCTTAATACGACCGTGTAGCATACCAGCAAAGGTGTTACCAGTATCGTCAACTGATAGATCAGCAGATAGCGCAGGAGTATACTGTAGTACACCAGCCATTGCTAGAGCAGAAGCTACGTCAGAAGAAACGATAAGGATATTACCTTTCCCTCTACGAGTTTGTTTTGCAATTGCATTAGCTTCGCGTTCAATGTGATAGATTAGACCTTTGAAACGTTCAACTGACCAACGACCATTAGAATCGGTATCTAGGTCGAATACACCTGGAGTAACAGTACCCCATTGTGCACCTGGCTTAGCAACGGTATAGATCGTACGGATAACTTCGCGGTTAATTTCCGCTAGGATTTCAGTAGATAGAATGTTGCTTAGTTCAGTTTCAGCATCTAGACCATGAATTGCTTTTAGGTCTTGTGCTAGTTCTAGAGAATACTCTGCCTTTAATGCACGAGTGTTAGCAGTAACAGTTACTTTGTCAATGCTTAGTGCCATTTGTGGGAAAGTACCAGTGTCTAGAGCTTCACCAGTAGCAGTAGACATGCCTTTACCAGTGGTGAATAGGCTAGAATCTGCAATATTAGCAACTGGGTTAGTAGCAATGTCGGTAGCAGTAGTTCCGCCAACGATACCACTGAATACAGTATTAGCTTCGTTATAGAACGCTTCAGCACCAGATTGATTTGCATAACGTGAACGTAGAGCAAAGATTAGTCCAGTAGGACCGCTCATTGGCTGAACGCCAGCAACGTCATATGCAATTAGGTTTGGAAGTGCGCGACGAACTAGGCTGATTAAGATAGGATCGAAGTTAGAAATAGCGGAACCAGTTACGTTGGTTGGAGCAGTTTCGGTTAGAGCCTGTCTTTCTGAATCCATTGCTGCTTGTTGGTTTTCAAGAACCATAGCAGTAACAGCTTTCTTATAGGGATCCTTAATTTGTTCTAGTTCTGGATGATCTAGAACAGGAGCCCATTTATTTAGGGTTTCTTCTGATAAGTACATTTAAATATCTCCGAGTTTTTTGGTTAAATTAAAATTTTAGTGATTTTGAAATGGTTTTTGCATATGCTGCGATCATTGGATCAACTACTTTAGTTGACGTATCTTCATCGATCTCAACAGGCTCATTCAAAGAATCAGACTTAGCTGATACAATACCAGATGGGAAATAAGATTCCTTAATTACACCTAGTTTGCGGCTAAAATCTTCTTCGGACACGAATTCAACATTCTCAGCAAGCGATCTAATCTTCTCAACTTGAGAAAGAGTTAAACCTTCGCAGATAGAATAGATAATGTCCTGCTTTTTGTGTTCCGCGAGTTGTTGCTTTAATCCGATATTCTTAATGACTTCGTCGTTAACTTTTTCTTCTAGTTCTTCAACTTTTTCAACTAGACCTTCAACGATATCAGTCTTTTCGGTAGGAATATCAATATAATGTTCAACAAACACATTGCGAAGTGCTCCGATGAAATCTTCTGCGATTTCAGCACGAAGTCCTTTTTCGACGGAAAGAGCGTTTTCTTCCATCCAATTTTCTACTACATAATCTAGATAAGAATCTAGTTTGTCAGCAAAATCTTCCTTAACAGTTTCTAAAGCTGATTCAAATTCTTGAGTAAATTGAGCTTCTAGTTCTTCTGCAATTGCATCAACGCGAGTTTGAACAGCTGCTTCGAAAATAGTGGTTGCCTTTTCTTTGAATTCTTCAGAAAGGTTTTCGCCAGCTAACATTGCATCAATGTCTTCTTTAACCTTTTCTTTCATCTTTTTCTTTGCAGCCATTTTAGCTTCTTCGTCTTCCTCTTCATCTTCATCTTCTTCGTCAGAATCGCTAGCATCGCAAGATTCTGCTTCGTACATATATTCAACAGCTTCTTTCTTGCTCATACCATATTTGTCGGAGAAAATAGATTCTTCCATATTTTCTAGGTCGTCAAGAACTTCTTCTTCGGAAGCATCTTCAAGTTCGTAATCTTCCTCGTCTTCGCCTTCTGGAACGTAAGGAGCGTGCGCGCCTTTATTTGCAGAACTAGTTGCCTTAGCAACTGGACCTTTCTTACGATTAACTTTTGCTTCGTCTGAAGTTTCAGAACCTTCAGGAGAAACTGCTAAATCTTTACGACCAGCATCTTGACCAGGTTGACCAGATAGTTTCTTCATTGGTTCAGCAGCAACGCCTTTACCAGTTGGTAGAGTTGCTTGCTTGATATCCTTAGCAGCATCATAATTAGGATCAGTAGTCTTATGACCAGCAGTTCCTAGATTAGATTCGCCTTGCTCATCAGCTGAAACTTTACTCTTACCTAGACCAAACTTTTCTCCGCCAGCTTGACGGCTTTTATTTAGAATACTTTCTGCGTTTTCTTCAGATAGAATAGCAGCAGCAGCATCTGATAACTTTAAATTAGACATTTAATTATCTCCTTTACTAATTTGATAGTTTATTATACAATTATTTATAAAAACAAGGTTTTTAACGAAATTAAAGATTATTTATATAGTTCTTAAATATGTTTAAAGCAACTTTTTCAATATCCTTTTTAGAAGCAGTTTTAATTGCTTTTTGTGATTCTTCGATGTATTGTTGAATCCAACCTTTCCCTTCAACATATAACCAATCAGCTTCCTCCATAATACCATCTACCCAACAATCAATTCCTGATGGCTGTAATACCGCATCAACTGTTGAAATTACAAAATCATCTTGGACAATCTTTAATCCGTTTTGTCCTTCTTTTAATGAACCGAGTGCTCTGGAACTGCATCCAAAACTTACTCCGCCTTCAATTAAAGCAGTTAATTCTTTTCCTGCAGCAGTCTCAAGAACTTTTGCTTTACCATAAACATCATTTCCTTCCATTCTCAAATCAGTAATTAAATGAGAAATTTTGTTTTCAGAAACTTTCGGGGTGTCTTCGTGTCCCAAAGTTCCAACTGCTCTATTCTTAGAAACAAATTCGTTAATGTATTTGTTTACCGCACTTTCCATTACACCTTTAGGATACATTCTTCCGTTTCGGTTTCCTTTTTCGGCTTGCATAAAAATGCCATGGATATAATAATTCTTTTTTCCGTCTTTAGTAGCTTCCGTCAAAACTTCAAAATCTTCGATATCTTCTCTTAATAGTTTCATGTTAGGTTCCTTTTATTTTAAACATAGATTTTCTAGCATTAGAATCAACGTTTCTGTCAAATTTTTGTCTATTTGCTAAATTTTTTTCTCTGGCTAAATGAGGATGCGCAGATCTAATGTGCCTTCTCATTGATATAACCCTAGTATTTTCTTGTTCTGTGACTTCTTCTTCAGTCGCTAACATAGCTCTTAATTGATGGCTTGGTAATGAAGAAACTAATTTTCTACCAGCGGCAGTAATACTTCTTGGATTGTCGCCAGAATCTCTAGATTGTTTACCAAGCTTTCTATAGATTCTTTTCGCTACTTTTTTTGTTTCTGGATTACCCTCAAACATAAGAGAAGCAATTTCAATTTTCTTTTCTTGAAGTTTTTCTTGGATTTTGATTGATATAATCTGTTCGATTAAATCTTTTGATTTAACTAAATCATTATTCAATATAGATTCTGATAATTGCTTAATTTTGTCCATTAAATTTTCTCTAACTGAAAGTGCATGCCGTCCCAATATTTTGGTTGCCAATATCCACCCCACGAAAACCCAGCATCCGCAAAACAATTTACTAATTCAATTGACATTGTTGGTTTCTTTCTAAATCTATTCCAAGCGGCATTAATATCAATAGCAATACCCCAAGAGTGGAGGGACATAGATTTAGCTCCTCTTTTAGCTCTGATATTAAAACAACCATCCCAAGTTTTAACTTGATCTTTTAATCCTCGCTCTAGAATATTTTCAAAAGCATTTGTTAAAGGAATAATCATATCCTTATTACAGTAGATTTTTTTCGGGATAGGACCAATTTGTAAATAATTTGGCACAGTCCATAAAGTCATCCACCTTTCTTTAAAAGGATTACCGTATTTTTTCCAACAATCTGCGGAATTTACTAACGGCATTATTCGCTCGACATTAATACTAGATTACTATTAGCAGTCAATGAAGTTA